TTGCCAATCCTGCATTACTGTCAGTGGCACAAAACCCAATTGGGTTAATCGCCATGTGTAAAGCTTCAACAAATTCATTTGCTCCGTCGTCTTCAGCACGAATGTCGACAGCGGCAGATGAAGCGTTGATTACTGCTATTGCATAAGCATCGATATTAGCAGTTGTTCTGTATGTTCCAACTACGTAATTACCGAAACCGTTTACTCTTGTTACTCCAGCCATTTTATTTCTCCTATTTCTCTAATGGTTGTTGCCCAAGTTTCTCTTTTGGGCAGTAATGCTCCCCATTAAGATGAGAAGCAGTTGTATATATTTAGTCGTTTGTTAGTTTTTGAGTTACTTACGGTTCATTAATGCTCTTTTTTGGAGTGCTCTGAGCATTGTAATAAAGCCAGGGCCGGCTTTTACTATGTCATCCAGCACTTTAATAGCTGGCAAGTAGGCTTGAACGAAAGGAGAAGGAATACTTTTGCGGTCTTTTGCCATATCTAAAAACTTTTTAGTACCAACTAAATTGCGTGGCCCTACAATATATCTATAAAACATTAAGTCTTTATTTGTTGTAGGCACTACATCAGGTGTACTAATATCAGGTTCATTATCTACTACGCCTGTTACTTCTAGATCTCTTTGTACTGCTAACTTTTCTAAGTGTGGAATTAAATCACTGTTTCGTAGTTTTGCTCTAGCGGCATACAATAATTTAGTTACTACTCTCTTTTTATCTTGTATAGTAGCATTACCAAAGTTAACAAGCATTCGTCTAATTGACTTATAATCTGAACTGTTAATATGTAATGCACTTTCTAAATTAATAAACAGCTCTGAATTAGAGCCAGCAAAGCCGCTACCAACTTGATGCAAGTATCCATTAAGTCGCATAATTGGTATGCGTGTTCTGTTTCTAAGTTTTTTAGCTGATGCAGGATCTTTTAGTCTACCAATTGCATCGTCATCACCAACCGCAAAGTGAATTAAATTATACAAGTCTGTACCATGCATTTGGAAATGTTTATAGCCTGTGCTTGTTACTGTACGTTTAGCGTAACCATGTGCCACTGGTGCAAAGGAAGGATATCGTCTTATTATTTCTAGAACAAGTAAAGACAAATATAGGCGTTCGCAAACATCAGTATATGTTAACGAAAGTATATCATTCGAGTTGCGAACCATTCTCGCTTCGAAAATTTCTTCTTTTAAAAATTCTAGTTCCATATCACTTACTTCATATATTTGTCAGCAAAAATATTAATCATGTCTCTTGGATTTTGAACATCCAAAAATGGTTTTAATCCTCCTGACTGTTGGATAGATTTAGTAAATTCAAAACGTACAGCAGGTTTAACTTTATCAGTAGTTACCATCATTCTTAGTGTTTTTGCTTGTGGTACACTAACTTTAAACTTTACGCCATCGTCTGTTACTACGGTATCTCGTTCAACTGGATTACCTTGTGAATCTAATATTTTACCTAGTTGGTCAAATATAGGATCCGTTTTAAATCCAGCACCAATACCTCCATCGTCTATGTCAGCAGGGTCTATACCTCTGGGCATGAACTCAATATCTTTATCAAATTCACTTGCTCTCATAATAACTCCCTCCCTTTTTATTGCTCTGTTAGCCGCACTAAAATTACCACGGTTAACTAATTTCATGTCACCACCTGGATGAGATAATACATATCCCTCTCCACCTGGCTTATCTCCTATTGTTGCCTTTACATCAGCAGGCTGTTGATCTAATTGGCGTACAATATCATCTTTAACTTGCATTATACCTGATACAGTTTGCCATAAAGCCTTAACTCCTTGTATATTTGTTTTAATGTATTCAATTATCTTGCCTTGTTTAATTCTACTAACTTTACTATTGTCTAACCATTGTATAAAATCATTTCCTAAATTAGTTAAACAATTTCTATCTACACAACTATTTGTATAAGTGTATAATATGTTAGGGAAGTCACTGACTTTCATATTGCGTAATGTATTTTCATCTAGTACCTTATCAATAGCGGCTCCATTTTTATTAATAATGCCAGTTAAATTTTTAATACCAGCGTTATCTATTTGTGGAGGTTCTTGTGTAGTTACTGGGGGTAATACTAATACTTCATTACCTTCAAATATATCTGCATTTTGTAATGGCCCTTCAGCACCAGCATCGTCTACAACTCTATGAATAACTATTCCTGTTTTACTTCTTCCAATTCTTTTACCTATGTCGCTGTCTGCTTGAACTTTGTATTGTACTAGGTTTGGTTTAAAAGTATATGCCCCATCAACTAGCGTTGGCTTATTAAAATATAATAAGTCTCCTTTAAAGTATCCTCTGTGTTTTTTAGGTACAGCTTTTGCATACTCGTCGTATACATCTTTCATGTTACCTGCAAATGCTTTATAGCTATCTGACTTCTCGCCACCTTTACCTCTACCAAGTAACATTTGCTCTAAGTCATCTCCACTTTGTGATTTACCATCATATCCTTTTGCAACAAAGCCTGACTTATCTGTAAAGATAAACTTCCCTTTAGGGTTACGACCAAATACTACTGCTGGGGAACCATCCCATTTAATTGTAACATTTTTGCCTCCAGCGTTAGCCATGTCGGACAATGCTTTCAAGGCACGTTTGGCTCCAGCACTACCCTCCCAGAACACAACATCTTCAGCGTGTTGGATACGTGCTTCCATTTCTTTTACAATATGTTTAAATTCAAAAAATCTCATTATGGTAGCTCTAATCCGTCCTTCTCAAACCAGTCTTTAGCATCTGCTACTAGGTTTTCATAATTAGGATCTGCTTTAATTTTATTGTTAATTGATTCTACACTTTGCATATCTTTTGCTGATGCAGTTGGACCCATTATTGTTTTAGCAACTACTTCAGGATCCTTAGCACCCTTTATAGGTTTGTTAGTTATTCTGTCAACTAGTCCATTAGTGGGACTCCATTTGAATCCTTGTGCTTTTGCAAGTGAGGCAATCATAATCATACGGTGCTGACCTTTGAAGTTACTCTTTTCGTCCATGCCACCAAGAGCAAATTTCATAAACTTTTGGTCACCAAACATTAAGTCTGTTTGAACAAAGCCGTTTTTAGGTTTGCCGTTAATAGGTGTTTTGAAATGAACTGAAATTCCTGATTTTCTTACCCATTGTCTAGGATCTTCATTAGGATAGTTTTTAACTACCCAGGCGTGTAGTAATGCTACTAATTCGTCTTTATCAACTTTATCTTTATCGATAGCAACATCTAAGTCACCACTAGTGTCTTTAACACCAGTAGTTCCAAGCATATGATTTTTATGATCAAGTTTTGTTATTTTTTCAAGCCATGCAAGGGTAGGTTTAACATCAGCTTTATTAATACGGATAGTAGCTGGGCCGCCTTCAGCATCTTTGAAGATGTTCCCACCTTCATTAAGTACTCTATGTACTGCTTGTTGAATCATCAGACTTCCTCGCTTCTACAATTCTATCAATCCCACGTTTAAATTTACGCGGATCTCCACTTCTTATGCTATTTAAAAAGCGTCTTTCGAGCTCAGAAGCTGTATCAGACTCATAACTTTCAGTTATCCTATTCAATAGATTGATAGAACTTTCTATCAAATTATGCCCTGTAGTTTGAATTAAAGCATCATTATTAGTAGTTCTATGAATGCTGTTAAGTTCTTCGAGTATAGATCGTGTGCGTTTTCTCATGGTTCCGTTTCCTATACTGTATTTAGTGAGTTTTATGTAAATAGATGTGCTACTTGATTGATTGACTTTCCTTAAACTAGAGTATATAATAAGATAATGCGGGTGTCGTATAGTGGTATTACCTTAGCCTTCCAAGCTAATGATAGGAGTTCGATTCTCCTCACCCGCTCCATTTAGGGGAGAAGTGTTAATGGTTGCACGTCAGATTCCAAACCTGAAAGACAGGGTTCGATTCCTTGCTCTTCTGCCATTCCTAGTATAAATACGTACACAACATAGATAGAAACCTAGTAAAAAGTTCTCCTAGGAAACTAAGAGTTATGAGTACGACATTTCATTTAGCCATTGAAGTTGGCGATGTTGAAGTTGCGAGAAGGTTTTACGTTGATGTTTTAGGTTGTGAACAGGCCGATCATGAATTACCCAATTGGCTCGATGTTAATCTATGGGGTAACGAATTAACCCTTCATTCAAGCAATCCAGAGAAAGAGTCAATGCCAGGCTGTCACGATGTAGACGCTATGGGAACTATTCCAGTTCCGCATTTTGGTGTGCATTTAGATAGGGATACATATGATAACGTTAAGCGTCGAATAGAAGATGCTGGTGTTGAGTATGTTTGCAAACCATTTATCCGTTTTAAAGACAAAGAGCTTGAGCAAGAAACATTCTTCATTAAAGACCCACACGGCAATCACTTAGAAATCAAAAGTTATACAAATTCAGACGTAGAATATCCAGGGGATCCGTATCCTTGGGGATGTCCGTAATAAATACTACTATAACGGAGTAGTAATGTTTAGTGCGAAACTGAAAACAAAAATTAAAGACTTGCCTTTTAACGATCGAGCCTTACTCTTTGCAGAGCTGAGTCGGGTTGCTTATTTTACAGAATATCATGCAACACGAATTGCACGGAAATTAGGATTCACTACAGTAGAATATTATAATATTAACGGAGCCGAAGCATATCGTTTCATGAATAAAAACGATATGGTTTTTATTTGTCGTGGTACTCAACCTAGACAATATAATGATATTAAAGCAGATGCTAGATCCTGGCCAATTGTATCTGAAACAGTTGGACGAGTACATAGTGGCTTTAAAGGTGAAGTTGATAAGCTATGGGATTCGATACTAGGAGATATCATTCGAGAACAACATAAACGTGATCTTTGGTTAACTGGGCATTCGTTAGGAGCGGCAATGGCAACTATACTTTCAAGTCGTTGTAGAGGTGATACAGGAATTGTAAACCCAGTTGAATTACACACATTTGGATCACCAAGAGTAGGTTGGAAAAACTATATTAATAACTTTCCAATGGTACACTATCGTTGGGTTAACAATGCAGATATAGTAGCTAGAATACCGTTTTGGTTTATGGGCTATAGGCATCATGGTGTATGCAAGTATTTTAATCACTGGGGTAACTTAAGAAACATTACAGGATGGCAACGAACTAAAGACGTATGGCGTGGAATCTTTAAGGGCATACAAAACTTAAAGTTTGATTCGGTTGCTGATCATAATCCTAGAGAATATATTAAAAATGTAAAGAAAATGAAAGACGGTGAAGAAACTCCTCAATCGTCCTTTATTGATAACTACCGTTATATGTATGAACGCTAAATTTTAGCTAAGACACCCATTAAAAAGATTATTCCTATAATTGAACTAATACCAATAATACAATCTCTTAGTTTTTCTCGATTACTCATAAGGCTCCATTTCTTATCTTTTAATGTAACTAGTTCCCACTCTCTACCAAACACGTCTTTCATATTAATGTAAGTTGTTTGGAATTATTACATAGTGTATCGTTAATACTATGCCAACCGATACAATTAAGCCCAGCATCATTTTTAGAAAGTCACGTCCGATAATCGGAAACACATACTTAAATTTATAGTTTTCCATAAGTGTTGATATCGCAAGTTCACGCCCACATAACAATCCAACAAAGACCCAAGTAGTACTCATTGGAATATCATTATACTCTCTAAAGAACATTAATATAAATGCATAGACTATATTAATTAATGTTGCTGAACGTACATATCTAGTACCTGTCTTTTCTAAAACAATATGTTGAATCTTTCCTCCACGCTCATAAAATGTATATCCTAAGAATACTATAAACACAACAGATATAAAAAGCATCCATCCAACGGATAATGCTCTAGGAAGGAATACAGCAATATTGGCCATGTCGTGTGATAACCAAGTGTACCATAAGAACGCTGTAGTGGCCCAACTACCAACACGCCAATAAATTTTATGTGTTTCAGGAACCTTATCTGCTTTCTCATCTATAACACGTTCAACTATCAACCATATAGAGTAGGCAACGATAGCCGCCAACGCATAGCCTATAATAGATTTGACTAACATCTTTTCTAATACAAATGTACTAGCAAATGCAGACAGGACTAAGAAACTTGTTGAAACTGGTACGCCGACCCGTGTTAGTAATAAAAGTACAAGTGGAGCACCAGCATGGTACCATCGGACTTCTTGGAAGGGTATTTGATTTAATCGTCCAAACGATATATCTCCGCCATTAATATACCAGCCATACCATAATGTAAACAGTAAGACTGCCGTTGCTGATAACCAAAGTGTTCGCCAATGAAACCCTGGCTCAGTATTATCTGGATGGTCTGAGTTACAAGCTATCCATGGACCTAGGGTTTGTACACTATCATTAGCTACAACAGAGTAGGCCGCTAGAATAAATCCAACAACCATATAAAGTAAAGTTAAATCCATATTGTTTTATAAGTTCCAGTCAAGTCCCATACGAATTTGATCAATTGTAGAGTGTCCATCGTAGTCATCCTTTTCATCTACGTTTAGATTCATTTGGAGTTTGAATTTGTCTGGAGTGTAGTATTCTGAGAACTTCCTGTTTGAGCTTTCTGATGCACACGCACTACTTATTGTCCACGCAAAAACAATAATAAAGAAAGTGAAAATTGATTTGTTCATTTGTTTCCCTTCATCAAATCTGTACGGATGTACTTAATAATATCCCATATCTCTTTATCTTTTAGAGTCTTTTTATGGGCAACCATACCGGTCCCTGTAGAGCCGTTCTTAATAATCCAAAACATCTGACCAGCAGAGATGTTCTTCATTGTTGCTTCACAAGTAAAATTTCGTGGATGAGGCTTCAAGATTTTGCCCAATTTACCATCACCAGCACCTGTTTTACCATGACACATTTTACAAGCTATCGGTTTAGCAGTTTTGTTAAAGAGTTTCTTTCCGTTAGCCTTGTCAGCGTTAACAACATCTTGAATTTTAGCAAGTGACACCGGAGCAGACTTTGTTTTTCTGGGTTCCGGACATTTTACTTTAGCATAAGCTGAACTAATTAAAACCAAAGTAAAGATAGTAACTATGAATAAAATAAATTTCTTCATGGGAAAGTCTCCTTTCTTGATTTTTATTACATTATTACATACTTTTCGATTAATGTCAAGTTTTTTATGGATCAATATAAATAGGTGTGCGGAACCCTTTCCACATAAAAAGTAGGTGACACTGGAAGAGACTAGGGTATTGCTATTCCTTAAGCATATTAACATTTAACAATGAAAGGCTTGAGGCACTGGCGATGTCCAAAGTATTACGAAAGATTTTCCAATTTTGGAAAAAAGAAATAGTCTCGCGATGGAACCACACACATTACGAACCATCACATCACTATTTAGGCTGGCACGATAAGAAAAAAGACTAATTGGGCATTTTGAGCCACTTTTAGCATACTTTCCTCTTGACCTGATAAGTATGATGTGTTACTATGTACCTATAGTAACGTTTCTCTTAGCGTCAACTAACCACAGAGCGAGTATCAACAAATGGATTTCACGTAACACTAAATTTTAATGATAAGCGTGGCATAGCCCGTATATAATGATTTTAGATAGCGAGCCCCTAGTATCGAAAGACACTAGGGGTTAATCTTTTCTGCTATATACTTTTATATGTTTTTATTTCGCTTAATAAATAGACTTGTAAATTGGTTAACAGAAGCAGACAGAGAACTAAGAGAACAAGGATACATAGTTCACTACCCACCACCAGGCACCTCATGGGGTGCTCCTTATGTCACTTATGTAGGAAAGCCGGAACAAACAAGTATAAATACTGACGACAATGATAGAGCTGGCACCATTTCGGAAAGTAATCCAGGATCTTAAGGACAACGGTAACTACCGAGTCTTTAATGATATCCTTCGCACTTGCGGAGAGTATCCCAACGCTATTTGGTATGGCAAATATAATATAAAAAATATTGTCAATTGGTGTTCCAATGATTATCTAGGAATGGGACAGCATCCGGTTGTCTTAGACTCTATGCGTACTGCACTTGACCAAGTTGGTGCTGGAGCAGGAGGAACTCGCAATATTGCGGGAACAACTCACTATCATGTCGCTTTAGAGCACGAACTGGCACTTTTGCATAGCAAAGAGTCAGCTCTGCTCTATACATCGGCTTATGTTGCAAATGAATGGACACTAATTTCTCTTGCAAAGATCATTCCAGACATTGAGTTTGTGAGTGATGCTAAGAATCATGCTTCGTTAATACAAGGAATACGTAACAGTCGTGCTAAGAAACATATTTTCGAGCATAATAATTTAGAGCAATTAGAAAACATACTGAAGAACGATGTCACGGGTACACCGTGCATAGTTTTTGAATCTGTGTATAGCATGGATGGATATGTAAGTAAGACAAACGACATTGTTGACCTAGCCGAAAAATACAATGCTATTACATTTCTCGATGAAGTCCACGCCGTTGGCCTGTATGGTGAAACAGGTGCTGGTTGGTCAGCAAAGCAAGGATCACAGGACCGAATCGATATATTGAATGGCACACTAGGTAAAGCCTTTGGTGTACAAGGCGGATATATCGCGGCAGATCATGATGTCATTGATGCTATCCGTTCAGTTGCTTCAGGCTTTATTTTTACAACAGCATTATCACCTGTAGTTTGTGCTGGCGCTTTAGCCAGTATTAAATATTTAAGGGAACATAATGAATTACGTATTAAACATCAGGAAAGAGCAAAACGCTTAAAGACGTTATTAACAGAAGCAGGCTTAAATATAATGGAGAATCAAACTCACATTGTTCCAGTTTTAGTTGGTGACGCAAAAAAGACTAAACTATTGAGTGATGATCTAATAAATGATTATGGAATTTATTGTCAAGCAATTAACTATCCTACTGTCGCAGTAGGCACTGAGCGTTTACGTTTTGCTCCGACACCATATCACACTGATGCGATGATGCATAATTTAGTAGACGCCCTTAAAGTTATAGGTAAGAAATATGAATATTAAGAAATATCTTTATCAAGCATTAGGTATTATTTGTGTAGGAATGGCATACATAGGATTTGTTGTTCCTGGAATACCATTTTCAATATTTTTAGTTATTGCCGCTTGGGCATTTGCTAAAAGTTCTCCGAAGATGCATAAGTGGTTATATAATCATCCGTGGTTCGGAAAGTTCTTAACTGAATGGACCGATCATAAAGTTTTCCCCACCAAAGGTAAGTACGGAATGGTTATCGTAATGGCATCAACATTAGCTGTTACATATCACATTACACATAATATGAATATGCTTATGTGGACTAGTGCATTTATGGTAGGCGTGGCAGTATGGGCCTGGCGTTATCCTGGTTCAATGGAAGAACACAGTCGCCGAGTTAGAGACGGCGAAAGAATTGCATGGTTGAAGTAGATTCTAGTTGGAATGGCGTTGAAGTTCTTGTATATCTTTTAAAAAACGACCCTGCGTTATGGTTTATCATCGGTTTAGCTTTGGGTATTTTATTGATAAGTATAGTTGTGGACTTTTACGTCGACGATGCTACATATAGTAGCAATATAGATTACCCCTTATAACCGGAGGACGACATGACTCGTCTAAGATTTACACCATTCGTGGCTGGTATCTTTGTGATAGCTGGTCTTTTTTTTGCTTCATGGTTAGTTACGCAGGCAACTGCCGCCGATTCATCTGGTTTTGAAGAAGGTCCTGGTATGAATGTACCTAAGAAGGGTACAACTAATGAATACTGGGCGGAATGGTTTGGTCCACACCCCTACATTAAAGAACCCTCACCCGAATTTATATCTAGATGGGAAATCAATGAAGTACCACGGAACGTAACGGTTTACTATGATGTAAAC